AGAAAAGAATACAGGGTGGCTCAGTAAGGGATGGAACGCCCTGTTTAATACACCTTAAGGAATAAATCATGGCTGGACTATTAGACATTTTTGGTACTGGTGGAGTGGACACAATGGGTCTGCTCGGTATGTCTCCCGAGGACATTAAGCGTAGTCGTGACGATGCTCAAGCACAAGCCTTGTATGCCCTAGCAGGTAGATTGTTCCAAGGTGGCAATACTGGTGCATCTATCGCACAAGGTTTGCAACAAGGTCAGCAAGCATATAAAGGTGCTATGCAAGGTACTTTGCAAGATCAAATGCAAGCGTATCAACTGCAAGAACTCAAGAAAAAGAAAGAAGCTGAGCAACAAGCATTGATGCGTCAGCAAGGTGTTGAGAACTTAATTACAAAAGCATATCGTCCAGAGACTTTTGCTGAGACACCATTGACTAACATCATTGGTCAAGAGATTGCAGGACCAAACCAACCTCAAGCGGCAGGTCTTGGAATGGCTGAACTTGCACCTAAGTTGATGGCAACAAAAGAAGGTCGTTCTGCGCTTGCTGAATTGGTTGCTGCACAAAAAGCAATGGCAGGTGAAACATTCAAACTTGGTGAAGGTGAGACTCAATACCAACGAGACTTTATAACAGGTGAAGTTAAGCCTGTTGCTTCTGGTGCGCCTAAACAAAAAGCAAGTCCATCTGAAATTCAGGGCTACAACTTAGCTGTTGAACAAGGTTATAAAGGTTCTTTCTTGGATTATCAGACAGCACTTAAAAAAGCTGGCGCTGGAAATACAGTTCTTAATGTTGCTAACAAAACATTTGGTTCTGAGTTTGCTAAAGGAGCTGGGGAAGCTGTAAATTCAGCGTTTACTGCTGCTCAAGGTGCTGTAGGTACTTTAGGACGAATTCAGTCTCTTAAACCAGTTCTTGAAGGTGGCAAATTGTTTTCTGGAACTTTGGCAAACTCACAAGTTGCAGGTGCAAGGTTAGCTGATGCGTTAAACATTGGTGGTAAAGATAACGCTGAGAGATTGCAAAATACTGCTGTAGCAATGCAACAACTTGCTGGTCTTGAGTTAAGTGCTGCTGAAGCAATGAAAGGACAAGGCGCAATTACAGAGAATGAGCGTAGTTTAATTGCTAGGGCTGCTGCTGGTGACTTGATGAAAATGACTGCAAAAGAAGTTTCATCGTTGCTTTCAAGTCTTGAAAAGACAGCTAAATTTAAAATTAGTGTGCATGAAAGTAATTTGAAACGACTAAAACAAAATCCTGAACTTGCATCAGTAGCTCAGTATTATGAACTCCCGCCTATTCCAACAACTCCAGCAATGAGTGGTTTGCAAAATGCTGTTCAAGCGGAAATTGAAAGACGCAAGAAAGAGGCTGGTGGATAATGGATTTAACTAAATTATCAGATAGCGATTTGCTTGCTTTACAAGCTGGAGATTTAACTAAAGTCTCTGATGCTGGTTTGGCTATTCTCAATCAAGAGCAGTCTAAAAGTAAAACTCCTCCAAGTGCGCCAGTATCTGCATTAGCAGGTCTTGGTGCTGGATTTGGGCGAACAGTTTTAGGTGGTCAAGAACTAATTGGCAAAGGACTTAAAAAAGTTGGTGCAGAAACTATTGGTGAATTGATTGAGCGTGATGCCCAAATGGGTCGGCAAAAGTTGGCTGAAGAATTAGAGCAGTATAAACAAGCAAATCCATTTTCTGCTGGCGGTGGTCAATTAGTTGGAGAAATTGGTGCAACACTTCCTGTAGGCGGATTGCTTGCCAGAGGTCTTTCTGCTATTCCAGCAGTAGGAACAAAAGCTGCGCCATTGATTGAGGCTATTAGAACTTCAGGCGGTGGCGGTGGCGGTTTGGCTACTAGAGCCGCTGGTGGTGCTATTGTTGGTGGCACAGGCTCTGCAATGATTGACCAAGAGTCAGCAGGTACTGGTGCGGCTATTGGTGCGGCAATTCCTGTAGTTGGTGCTGGTTTATCAAAAGTATTTTCTTCTGGCGCACAACAAACACCAGAGGTATCTGCGGCAATCAATGCGGCTAGAGAGGCTGGGTATGTAATTCCTCCTACGCAAGCAAGTCCTACTTTGATGAATAGAATTCTTGAGGGTACTGCTGGCAAATTAACAACTGCACAAAATGCAAGCGCCAGAAATCAAGAAGTAACAAACAAGTTGGCTGCTAAATCTCTTGGATTGCCAGAAGAAACTCCAATTACTGTTGAAGTTTTAGATGGTATTCGCAAAACTGCTGGTGAGGCATACGATGCACTTGCAAGCCTACCAGTCAAAAAAGGCTCTAAAGCTGACACATTGATGAATGTCCCTGCGGTTGCAAAGATTGACCCAAAACAAATGGTTTATGACTTGCGTGTTGCTCGTGCTGACTCTAATGCTTACTACAAAAACTATGCACGAACAGCAGACCCAGAGGCTTTGACTAAAGCAAGAAATCTTAAAGCAGAAGCCTCAAGAATTGAAGATGCTTTAGAGAATTATGCAAAGGCTCTTGGACACAATGATTTGCTTCCTGAGTTGCGTAATGCTAGACAACTGATTGCAAAAACTTACACAGTAGAGAGTGCTTTAAATCAAACTACTGGAAGTGTTAATGCACAAAAGTTGGCGTCTGATTTAAACAAAGGTAAACCTCTTAGTGCAGAACTTAAACAAGCTGCTGAGTTTGCACAAAGATTTCCTAAAGCCGCTAGAACTCCAGAACAAATGGGTAGTTTGCCTCAGTTTAGTCCATTAGATGTAACTGCTGGCGCAGGATTATCGGCTATTTTGCAAGACCCAATGGCATTAGCTACTATTGGTGTTAGACCTGTAGCTAGATCATTAGCATTGTCTCCGATTGTTCAAAATAGACTTGCAAAAAATCCTAATGACATAAATCAACTTCTTGAGCTTTTAAGAACAGCAACACCTCCTGCAATCACAGGTTTATATTCGGAATAAGGACTAACATGCACCACTTGGTCTATGTCACTACAAATATAGACAATGGAAAGTTCTATATTGGGAAACATAGCACCAAGAACTTGAACGATAACTATTGTGGTTCTGGTGTATGGGTGCTGAGAGCAAAGAAAGCAAAAAAGAAACTTTTTACTAGAATAATTAAGTTTTGCAAAACTGAAGAAGAAGCATATCAACAAGAGTATGAAATTATTGTTGCTGCAAAAGAGTGTTGGTCTGATTTGTGTATGAATATGGCAGATGGAGGAGTTGGTTTTTCAACTTCGTATCCAAAACAAAGGCATGGTGAGTTTGCTCCTATGTATGGTAAAAAACATACAGAGGAAGTTAAAAAGCAAATTGCACAATCAATGTCATATCGTGCTGGCGAAAACCATCATATGTATGGCAAAAAGCACAATGATGACACCCGCAAAAAGATGTCAGAAAGCCATTTAAAAGTTGGTCATTTGCGTGGCAAAAAAGTAAAATGTTTAACTAATGGTGTTATTTATGGTTCGTTAGCAGAAGCTGCTAGAGCAGTAGCCATAAATGAAAAAGCAAGAAGCAATATCAGAGTAGCAATTAACAAAAACTCTGTTGCTTATGGTCATAAATGGTCTTTTATTGAGGAATAAAACATGGCTCGTACAAAAATCTCAGAATTCAGCGCTACCCCTGCGAATAACACAGACATTGACTCGATCAATATTGCAGAGGGTTGTGCGCCCTCTGGTATCAATGATGCTATCCGTGAGTTGATGGCTCAACTGAAGGACTTTCAGACTGGTGCTGTTGGTGACTCGTTTAACGGACCTGTTGGCACTACGACAGCGGCTGCGGGTGCTTTCACTACTTTGTCAGCATCCTCTACAGTATCAGGCACAGGCTTCTCAACATATCTAGCAAGCCCTCCTGCTATTGGTGGTACAGCGGCTGCGGCTGGTTCATTTACAACTCTGAGCGCTTCTAGCACTTTGAGCGTAACTGGTGCAGGTTCTATCCAAGGTCTGACTGTTGGTCGTGGTGCAGGTGCTGTGTCTACCAATACTGCGGTGGGTGCGAGTGCGCTATCGGCAAATACGAGTGGTGATAATTCTGTTGGAGTTGGCTATAGGGCAAATGCTTCAAACACAACTGGTGTTCAAAATACAGCGGTTGGCAGTCAATCTCTACAAGCCAATACAACCTCAAATTTCAATACGGCAGTTGGATATTCTGCTTTGTATGCAACCACAGGGGAACGAAATACAGGGCTAGGTCAAAGTGCGTTGTACGCCAACACTACTGGGAACTACAACGTAGCGGTTGGTATGCAATCTCTCCAAGCCAACACCACAGCATCTAACAACACTGCTGTTGGTTATCAGTCACTATATGCAAACACTACAGTAAGCCACCTTACGGCAATTGGTCGTAATGCTCTTGGTGCAAATACAACTGGTGTAGATAACATTGCAGCAGGTTCGTTTGTTCTAGGTTCTAACACCACAGGCTCTGGCAATGCTGGCTTTGGTGGCGCTAATGATTTGGGCGAAAGCGCACTGAGATACAACACCACAGGTTCGTATAACACAGGTCTTGGCGTTGGCGCACTCCGTGCAAATACAACAGCATCAAACAACACAGCAGTAGGTTATAAAGCAGGGTACTCAAATACAACTGGAACAATTGACGCATTTGGTTATCAAGCACTTCAAGCCAATACAACAGGTGCGGCTAACACTGCTGTTGGTGGTGTTACTCTTATCAACAACACAACGGGTAATGCCAACGTAGCAGTTGGTGGCACAGGATACGACAACCCTGCACTCTATACAAATACTACAGGCAGTTTTAATGTGGCTGTTGGTAATGGCGCTTTGGCATTCAACACAACAGCATCAAACAATGCGGCTATCGGTTATCAGGCTTTAAGAAGCAACACCACAGGCGCTCAAAACGTAGGTTTTGGTACTGGCGCAGGTTACACAAACACTACAGGAAGTAATAATACTGCTCTTGGTGTAACCGCACTCTACAACAACACCACAGCATCTAACAACACGGCTGTAGGTTACCAAGCGGCTTACACTAACTCAACAGGCGCACAAATAACAGCCGTTGGTCAGTCAGCTTTAAAACTAAACACAACAGGTGTTTATAACAATGCTTTTGGCTATCAAGCATTAAACGATAATACAACGGGTAGTTACAACACCGCCATTGGTTCACAAGCCCTTGTCGGAAACACCACAGCATCCTACAACACCGCTATTGGTTATCAAGCTGGATACAACAACACAACTGGCTATGAGCATGTATTAATTGGTTACCAAACTGGTTTAGCAATTACAACAGCCCGTGCAATTACTGCGGTTGGTTACAACACAGCAGGGTCGTTAACTACTGCTCAATATGGTACTTTTGTTGGTAGAAATGCTGGCGCTTCTGTTACTACTGGAAGTGGTAATAACTTTTTTGGTGTAAATGGTGGTTCTGCTGAAGGTGCTGGTCATTATGTAACTACAGGATCTAAGAACACCATCATTGGCGGCTACAACGGCAACCAAGGTAGCTTAGACATTCGAACATCAAGCAATAACATCGTATTGTCTGATGGAGATGGTAATCCCAAAGCATGGTGGGATTCTGGCTATAACTGCAAAATTCGCATGGGTTCTGGCGCAGGGTCAAACACCATGAAGTACAACACCTCAACTTATGAGGTGACATACGACACTTCATCTGCTCGATACAAAGACAATATCCGTGACAGCATCTATGGTTTGACTCATGTGATGCAAATGCGTTCTGCTCAATTTGAATACAAAGACAATGGGCGTTCTGATGTTGGTTTGATTGCTGAAGAACTACAATCAATCGTCCCAGAGTTGGTTGGCGTTAATAAAGATGGTCAAGCTGATTCCGTGTCGTATGACCGCATGGTGTCTGTGCTGGTCAAAGCCATCCAAGAGCTTAAAGCAGAATTTGATGCTTACAAAGCATCTCACCCTTAATTAACTGAAAGGAAAATCATGTCTGAAATTATTGAACAACCATCCGCAGAAGAAATTGCTCGTCACTACAGCGCAGCAATGGACTCAGTCAATCTTTTGAACGCAGGTCAACCAGAAGGCATGTCAGATGCTGACTGGACTGATACTGTTGCTCGTAACAAAGAGCATTTGAAGATCATGCTTGCTAAGACTTTCTGGACAAACCAAGACTTGTCTGCAATTCGTTCAGCATCAGCTTAAACGAGAAGCCATCACTCGATCTTGATGGCACACTAGGAGAAACTCATGGGCAACAACACAAAAACCCCATTGACGATTGACGGAGTAGAGTACCAGTTTGAGGATATGACTCCTGAACAACAGGTACTAATCAACCATGTTGCAGACCTTGACCGAAAGTTAGCGTCTGCAAAATTTAATGCCGATCAGCTTCAAGTTGGTCGTGACGCTTTTTTCACAATGTTGAAGCAATCTCTAAGTACAGTAACGGATGTAGAGGCAAAGTAAATGGACAATCACACCACAGAAGTAGCATCAGCAGTCGCTACTAAAGCATCCTCCGTGGCTACCTATGGTGGTGCAGGGAGTGCCGTATTCTTTGGTTTATCAGCCAATGAGTTCGGTACGCTTTGTGGTGTGGTTATCGGTTTGATTGGTCTTGTCGCAAATATCTACTTTAAGTATCAGCATTTGCAAGTGGCGAAAAAAGAGTCTGGTTGGTATAACGAATGAGTTGGGCGCTTGTATTGGCACTTCAAACTGCTGAATACAGGTGTGTAAGGTGGTCATGGACAGGTGATGTTTATAACCGCAAGGTAGTTTGCCTTGAATGGAAAAAGGTAGTAAAGAGATGATTCCTCTTGACCCAATGTCAGCGCTAGAAGGACT